TCATCACCTATTGGTAATTCAGCATCAATATCTACGTCTATTGGTAATTCACTTTCTGGACCAGCATCGGCACCAAGAGCAACAATGTACTCGTTTCCGCTTTCTGGGTCTGTAATTTTTACTTCGTTGTCTGAAACAACTTCGATTTCGTCATCTCCGCTTAACTTCTTATAAACAGAAATCACATCATCATCTGATGCATTTGTCATATCTAAGTCGATAGGTAGTTCATCACTAATACCAACTTCTTCTTCTCCACCAAGTGGTAATTCTGGAACTGCATCAACACCTACTGGTGCATCTAAATCAACTGGTAGCTCATCACCTACTGGTGCGTCTAAGTCAATTGGCAATTCTTCATCATCAGATTGTTCATCATCAATGTCTTCTTCTACATAATCCGAATTAACAGATTCTTTCACATAACCTTCAATTTCTTCTTTCATTACTGAACGAAGTATTTCTTTTGTATTGGCTTTTAAAGCTTCCTCAATTTTTTGCATATCAAGTAATGCTTCATCGATAATCGTTTTTTCTTTAGCCATTTTTTCTTTTAATTTAAATGAAATTTTTATTCCTTGTTTATAAATATGCTGTGATTTTCAAAAACGGGTTTTGTTTATATAAATAATCAGCTTTTTTATAGTTAAATTCTTTGATTTACATAGGAAATCCGTGTTTTTAATGTTAAAAACATAGATTTATCGTAACTATTAGTTAATCAAAAAATTATCTAATTTTTTATGTAATAAGGGTTTATCTTTTTTATCTGATTCTGTAAATGGTTTAGCTTCATCATGGTTTTTGAACATCCAAGAACCCGGTGTGCTAGGTGAGGTAACAATATCCCAACAAATCATTTCGAAATCTTCCTGTACTATATTTTTACCATTAATTTCTTCTAAAGAACCTACGCCTCTAGACGATACACCAACCATATAACCTAATCTAAGTAAATTAGCAACTTTATCACCTTCACATGAAATAATACCTTGGTTAACAAATCCCGGTGACATAGCAATCTCTATCTTACCCATTAATGTTTTACCTTCCCACCATATCTCAGTGATATTGTGTGAAACTCTGTCAACAGATATAATAGAAGACTCTGGGTGGTCACTTTCACCTAATGCTCTTCTTTCATTAATAAGTTCTTGGTAATTGGTTGCTTCTCTTTTAAGTATAGATTCCGGATAGATTCTTCCATTGCGATTTTCAACACTATGTTTTTGTAATACAACATATAATATTAAAGGTTCACTAATAATAGCTTTACCTTCATTTAATTTTTGTGTTTCAGTTATAAATGGTTTATTCCTTTTATTTAATGGGTCAATATATCCAGCATCTTGCTCAATCATTATCATTCTTTGACCTAATGTGTTTTTACTATTAATTCTATAATCTTCCATTTTTTTTTAACCTTTAAATTTCCATTTAAAACCACCAGCGGTTTTTTTATATTTTCTTTTATTACATACATCAGCTATTGTACATCTATTAATATTTAACGTTCTGGATGCTATTATAATACTTCCCCAATTTTTTATAAAATTATCATCTAATGATAGTTGTATTATTGCTTTATTAACTTTTTTGTAAAAATTAGATGATGGTTTTTTACCATACATACCATTCTGAACACCTTTATGATGTTCAGACATTTTTAATTTAGTTTCTTCTGAATGTTTTAACCCCGTTTTACTCTTACTCATTTTTAGTATAGTTTCTTTGGAAAAGACACGCCCTTTTAATTTCTCTGAAATTTTTTTATTTACTAATTCACCTAAATTACCACCTTCACCACCATTTGTTGAATTAGTCAAATTAAAACCCCACACTTTAAATTGAGATATCCAATATTTTTCCCAAAAACACCATTCATTGGATGATACAGTATCTAAAATTTCTATTTTAGGTGTTAACCCTATTTTTTTTAAAGATTTAATCCAATTGTTTTTATATGTTGTTTTATACATGTGTTTTCTAATATGTTCTTTTAAACGATTTTCAATATCATCAGTTTTACCTACATATCTAACTTCACCATCATTTGGGTTAGACAACGTATATATGTAGGTTCTCCCCGGTTTTAATATTTTAATATCGTCTGACATAATATCTTTCTCTATAAATATAACGAGACACATAAAAAAACCCTTATTAACAAGTAATAAAGGTTTTAAACTAAAATATGGTAATTGAACTATTTCTTTCTTTGATGGAAAGTGAAATATACATTCTTATCAAAGACCTTATTTAATATATCATTTGAAACATCTTTTATGTTATCTAATAACTCTTCAGATGTTATAGGTAGTAATGGGTGGTTTTGGAATAATGTTATCTCGCAACACATATAACTTCGCTTGTTGAACTTGATACCGGATTCTCTCATATCTAAATCAACAACCATTTGATTATGGTCAAAACGATTTTTGTTTATATCATTATATAGTGTTTGTCTTATATTCTTATTTATATCATTGATTACTCTAGTATAATCGATATCATTATCTAATGTTGGGTCACCCCAACCGCAAATAACAATGTATATTGATTTAGGGTTTTTATTGTCTACAGTGCCGGTAACTACATTGTAATTATCGTTAATATTTAATTTGATTTCTTTTCCTCTTTTCATGCTTACTAATATAGCATAAAACCACGAAAAGTCAATAGGTCTATAAAACAAAAAAGCCCCATATGGGGCTTAGTGTGTGTTAAAATATTCCGAAGGCTTTATCTAGGAAATAGATTATGAAAACAGCGGCTTGAATTACAATCCAAATCATAGTTGCTTTCGTTTTAAATGTTTTTAAATAACCTATTTCATTTATATGCTCTTTTAATTGGGTTGGGGATACGACATCATCTATCTTACCCTTCCATTCAGTTAAGGTTTTCATATCACTAACAGGTAAAACCCCATCAATGCTATCCTTCCATTTCTTCAAACCATCAACAGTATGTTTAATAGTCTCGATTTTAGTAACCTTTTCATCAATCTCGTTTAATTTGGTTTTAAAATCATCTTGACTCTTAACAATTGTGTCCAATCTATGTACAATCAATTCCCAATTAACTTCAGCCATTTTTCCTTAATTTAAATCTTTTTTTAATTCAATAACTTTTGCGACATCATTAATGAAAGTATCTTCAGTATATGTCATTCTTAATATTTTATCTTTTACCTTTAAAAGCTTATCTTTAGTTTCGATATCACTTTCAGTTAATTTATTATCAATTAAATCAACACATTCGTTAATCGTATTTTTGAAAACATCTTTTTTACCTTCATCATTTGATTCTATGATGGTTTTCAAAATTTTATATTCATCTTCTTCTAATTTAGAATATTTCTCATTAAACTTATCAATAGCTAATCTACCAACAGCTTCACTTATTGCTTTTTTATCTTCAGTTGGTTTGTTGTTTTTAACATAATTGAATACATAATCAAACGACTCAACTATTGTGTCAACATTCTTAGGTGTTTTATTTCTACCGATTACAATTAAAGTACCTATGTTCTCATGAAGTTCTTTAATATCATAATCTTTTTCTAATTCCTTAGATTTCTCACCCATTAATTTAACAAGCTTTTCATTAGCTTTAATGATATCTTCTAATTTGAAACCATCCATTAAACTAATAGATTCTTTAATGTATTCACTTACCCTTAAATCATTGGTTTCGTATTTATCAGATATGTTCTTATACACTAAGTATTGAGTCTTTAAAAGCTTACTTTCTTTTATAGTCTTCAAATAAGTTTTAAACTTATTCTTTTTCTTAGCATCTTTTTTAGTGAATGACTCTAATAAAACATCACTAAAAGCATTGTTTATGTTACCGAAATTACGCATAATCTTTCTTTTTAAATAAATATAATCTTTAACTAAGAAATTCTTAATCTTCTAACATTTTATCGATATCATCTATCATACCATCAACACTTTCATTAATTTTAAGTGATTTATCATGGATTTTAGTGCTTGATATCTTATTTTTAGTTTCATCCTTAATAGAACCTAATAATTTATTCATGTATATATTATTATATTTTCTATTACGACTTTCTAATTTCTTTCCTACAATATGTTTTTGTTCTGTTAGAATATCATTTGTTTGTTTAACAAACGATTCTTCTGGTGCACCAGCTTCTTCACCACCAGCTTCTTCACCACCAAATTCTATTGGTTCACCGGCATCTTCTTCAGGTGCATCTTCGGGTGTTTCTTCTTCACCACCTAAATCTAAATCATCACCACCGAAGCCACCGCCTCCACCGAAGCCGCCTCCACCTTCTTCACCGTCACCACCTTCTTCACCACCTTCTGCGGCCTCTTGTTCTTCTTCAGGAATACCAAAGATATTATCAACCTTATCAAAGAAACCAGTTTTCTTAATTACTTTAGCTGTTTGTTCTAATTCAGCAGCTGCGGCCTTCTCAATACGTTGTTCTAATAAATCTTGTTTGATTTCATCATTAGTCATTCCTAAGATATCACGTTTAGCTCTAGTCATTGACATTGGTGCGAAACCATTACCAGCATCACGTACAACTTCAGCATATAGAGTAATCTTTTGTTGTAGATGCTCAAGTTTAAGCATTTCTGCTTGTGTTGATGGGTTATTTAATGTTAAAGTGAAATTATCTAAATCATCTTCAAATCCTAATAAGTATAAATGGACAATAACAATCTTGTTTAATTCCATTATCATTGCTTGTTGGATTCTATTAATTGTTCTCGAGAATCTAATATCCTGTAAAGCTAAATTTTTACCTTCACCTTGAGCTTCTTCAAAACCTAAGAATGTTTTTGGTACTCTTAATGCTGTAAATAACTTACGTTGTAAATATTCAATATCAGCAATTTGGTCTAGATTAGAATTTTTAATATAAACACCTGACTCACAGGCAAATGTATGATAATTATGATATAATTCATCACCATCTACGGTAATGGTACCGGTGTTTTGAATTGAATCAAATTCAATAGAGATTATCTTGTGATTATAATTAGCTTCCTCTAAAGTTTTATTAGATATTTCAATAAAATACCTCCACGCTCTAACATTCTTATAACCTAATTCCTCAGCGGTTACTTCACACCACTCTCTATAATTTTTAAAACCACGCTCCATCAACATTTTATTCAAATGATTGAGTGTAAATTCATTTAGGTTTGTCATTGAACTTCTAATATCTTTATTTGGATTAACAAATTCATCCATGAAGCTTTTATTAGAGTTTAATTCATTAAGTGTTAAATCAGCTTTACCATAAAGTTTAAACATTTCAAAAAACATGTTATAAAGTTCATCGGTAAATGTTATAGTTTGTTTTTTATTAAAAACTTTATCTCTATACACATCAGATTCCCAATTTGTTTTAGCTATTTTAGAGAATTTTTCTTTAAATTCGTCAGTTGATTTAGCCTCACTAATAGCCTCACCTCTTAATTTAATAATCTCTTTTTTATTAGGGTTATTATCAAATGTTTCATTAGACTTATCTCTTGAATTAATTGAATTCAATCTAGATTGTTCACCTCTAATTTCTTTATCTTCATCAGATAAATTAGTTATATATTCGTTAATCCCATCTCTAATTTTTTGTTTATTTAATTCAGGGTCTTTCCAGATAGTTTCCATAATAACACTTTGGTGATATTTCATATGGTCAGCACCATCCATCCAAACAATATTATCCGGATTGTTATTAAATCTATTTAAATCCTTATGATGTCTAATAGATTTAGGGTTTTTATTAGATTTTAAATCATAATTAAATTCTTTAATAACCCCTGAATCACTAAGATAATCCGTAACCATTCTATGAGTAAACACCCATTCTTGTTTAGCTGAATCCCATATCCTTTCATATTCATTTGTATTAGATTTAATTTTTTCCATATCCCTATAAAAAGGCATTAAAGAATCACCTACAACTAAATCTTGAGCTTCAACAAATCCTTTTGTTCTATGAACCCATTTATGGTCAGGTGTGGTAGTAATACTTTCACCATTATCCAAAGTTATTTTTAATGTTTCAGCGTTTTTTCTTGTTTCACCAGCCCAAGTAATCATACCCGGAGCAATTGCACCAGTTTCTGGGTCGCAAGAATAGACCCATAGGTCTCTATTACCGTTATCCCATTCTGATATAATTTCATTTAACTCTAAGGTTCTACCATCTAAAAGAGGTATTCTAGTATCCAACGCTATACAAGCACCCGGTAATGTATCAATTGGGTTTGGTGCATTCTCAGTTCTTACTGGAATAAAGAAATCTTGGTCATATGCTAATTGATTATACCTTAAATCCATTTGACCTGTTTGTGGGTCCACCATTGGTGACCTTTTAAACTTATTAGCAATCTGGTTTACGTATGCTGGTACATCCTTATCATCGATATTACCAACGAATACTTTATAAACTCTTCTTTCAGGTGCTCTAGTTACACGATAAACTAACATAGCATCTTCTGAAAGTAATAATTGTTTCCAAATTCTTCTAGCCTTTTCCAATACAGATGTACCATAAGGTAATTTTCTATCATCACCTAATAATCTAAAGTGAGCTATTTGCCATGAATTAAATTCAACATCTTTACCTTTCCAGTAAAACTTTATTTTATTATCATATTCATCACTACTTGAATTATCTGATGTATGCGCTATAGTATTATTACGTGTTAAAGCGTCCATCAAATCATTCTCTCGCCTTTCAATCTCAAAATTAGGTAGTTGTCTACATCCAGTAACACCAGCTCTATCATCAATATTTAGATAAACAAAGTTATCACCATATTTACAACAATTTCTAGTCCACATAGGTAATGTAGTATGAATATCTAATCGATTGAAAAGTAAATCCTCGATTACATTTTTAACTCTTTCACTATCTGAATATATATTAACTAATTTACCCTTTTCATTTGGTGTGCTTGATTCTTCCATCATGATATCTAAAGTAGCTGCAATTTCTGGGTAGAATTCCATAGCCTCAAAATCAGAATAAGCACCAATCCTAGTTGTTTCATAATGAATAGATTGTTGATACATCTCATTATCAACCTTTTGCCATTGATTACTAAGGAATTGGTTTTGTAACGCTTGTTGTTTAGCTTGTTCAAATTCCGATTTACTATCAGTCCTAAGTAATTCACCATCACCAATACTATATCTATTGGTTTCATCTTTAGGTACATTAATACCTTCTGGGCCAAATAAATTATTTAACTTTTGAAATATCGTTTGATTTTTTCTATTATCCATTGTTTTTTTCTTATATTATAGTACAAAAAAAGTAAAAATAAAGATTATTGTACGTAATTACACGCTACATACGCATAATGTTTTATAGTACCATCTATTACTTCTTTTTTTGTTACATATTTCGTTATACTATCCTCACCATTAGTTGAATATGCTTGTGCATCACAAAATTTAGCATTTAAACGTACTTTAGGTTTGGTATCAGTTATTGATGTTTGTGGTGCCCATTTATATATTCTACCTCTAAGAGGTCTTCTAACGTATACTTTTTTACCTTTTAAGCTCATCTATTTTTGTTTTATTATAAATATTATCTCATACCACTAAATAACCATAAAAACTCACCATTAGGGTCTTGCATGTTTTTTGCTACCTCTGGTGAAAAATTTGGTTTTGGTAATGCACCCTTACCTTTATTACCTTTAGGGACAAAACCACCAATTTCTTCATCAGTATCTGGCGTTCCAATAGCCCAACTATCTAACATAGCTTTAGTTTGTTTTTCTAATCTCTCTAAATTCTTAAAAGAATGTTCTAAAACCCACAGTGCCATACCAATAGCCATAAGTAAATCATCATGGAAACCTTCCATATGGTCAGGTCTACCATTCTTATATACAAATGTCCTCATTTCTGAAGTCATTCTACGTGACTTAATCTTAACTAGGTTCTCTCTAATAGAACGTTCTAAATGTGCAACCATTGGTAAACGGTTAGAACCAACATTAAAGCCCGGTATTTTATCACCATCTTTAATAAATTTACTTAATTGAACCTTACTAGCTAATAATTTACTCTTAGGATTCTCATAATGGATATACTTATATTCCATATCCAATAATTTAAGTACAGTTGCAACACCCATACCACCAGTAATATCAACAACAGTATAAGCTTTATATAAATTACCATATTCATATACTATATCACCTAACAAATC